AGCTGTGGGAGCTTCTCCCGAAGGACAGTCTCGCACTAGACACGGAGTACACGCCAGGCAAAGGCTTCCGCGGCAAGACACCCGTGGTGCGCCTGCGGAACGGATCGATCATCCGTGTCCGCACGGTCGCGCAGGGAACGCTCGCGCTTGCCGGCTCGACAATCGATGTGTGCCTGATCGATGAGCCGTGCCCAGAGTCGGTCTACAACGAGATCATCCCGCGCGTGTTCGCGCGCAACGGCGTGGTCATGATCACATTGACGCCGGTCGGTGCCGATCTCAAGTGGCTGAAGGCGCTCGTTGAGGCCGGGATCGTGACCGACCTGCACTTCCCGCTGACGCCAGAGAACACGCGGCCGATCGGTGCGAGGGAGCCGCGCAAGACGCAGGCACAGATCGATGAGCTCGCGAACCAGTTGCTCCCGCAGGAACGCGCCCAGCGCCTCGACGGGGAGTGGGAAGGCGAGTGGGCCGAGGATCGCGTGTTCCGCGCGTTCGATCCGGCACGCCACGTGAAGGACGAGGCGCCTGTCGGCGAGGTGCTTATCGGCGTCGGCATCGACCACGGCACCGAGGCCGGCGCCCAGGTGGCGATCCTCTCGGCCGTCTTGCGCGATGGCGGCGACGGACACCCGCGCATCTGGGTTCTCGACCAGGTGCAGAGTGACGGAATGACCACGCCAGAGCAGGACGCCGAGGCGATCCTCGGCATGTTGAAGCGAGCGGGCCTCCGCTGGGAAAACGTCGATCGCTGGGTCGGTGATCGTCGCGTGTTCGGCAGGAAGAACGGTTCGCTCAAGAGCAACGCCATGCTGATGACCGCGATGGAACGACGCATGAACCTGCCGACCGGATCGCTTCCGTTCCGCATCCAGACGGCGTGGAAGCCGAAGGGCAGCGTGTACAGCGCCTACCGTCTCATGCAGGCGTGCATGCTTCAAGGCGGGTTCCTCGTGCACCCGCGCTGTAAGGGTCTGATTGATGACCTGCTCAAGTTTGACGGGCGCGAGGCGAGCGAGCACAAGCACGCGATCGATGCCCTCCGCTACGGCGCCGTCGAGCTGGTAAGCCGTCGCTTGTACAACCCGACCGCGATACGCCTCGGGTGACAGGGGGATCCGTGTACGCCTACTCCAGAATGCCGACGCCGCCCGCTCCGAGCAACCCCGAGGAGGCGATGCGCTGGGAGCATACGCGCCACCGACGCGCGCTCATGGAGGGACGCTGGCAGCGCCTCCTCGAGGACCGCCTCCAGGAGCAGCTCGGCAGCACGCGACGTCAGGCATGGGGGCGCCCCGACCTCAGCGCGAACCCATTCAAGGTTGTGGCGACAGAACTGAGCACGCTCTACGATGCCGACCCTGATGTGAAGCACAACCGTGCAGGCGATGTCAGCGGGTTCACCGACCTTGTGTCTCGTGCGGCGCTATGGCCGCAGATGAGCCGGTTCCAGTCGATGACGATCGCGCTCCGCGAGATGTGGATGCGCGTTGACGTCGAGGACGGCCGCTTGATCTACCGGCCTGTGCCTCCCGACATGACGATCGCCGAGAGCGATCCGAGCCGACCGACGATCCCGACTGCCTACGCCGAGGTGCGCCTTCGTCATGTGCGAGGCGAGACTGTGTGGGCGTGGGACGTCCTCGACATTCGCGACGCGGAGAACCCGTCCTACACGGTTCGTCTCGCGACCGACGATGCCAAGTTCGGGGAGGACGTCACCGAGGAGGTCCTCGGCGCCCGCTTCGATGGCGCGGCCTACCCCTACCGACGCACGCCGCGCGGCGACGAGGTGCTCGGCGCACCCATCCTTCCGGTCGTGCTGTACCACGCGAGCCTTTACGGCGATCGACTGTTCGACGCATACAACGGCGTCGAGCTCTACGAGGGCAGTCTCTCGCTGGCGCTGTACTACTCGTACCTCGGGCACTGCCTGCGCGATGCTTCATTCCCGCAGCGGTACGCCATCGGCGTCCGTATCGCCGGCTCTGACATGGTGGACGGTGGAACGCGAGGCCAGCGCGTTGAGGTCATCACCGACCCGACGACGATCCTGATGCTTGACGCGGCCATGGAACAGCAACCGCAGGTCGGCCAGTTCCAGGCGGGCGCAGACGTCGAGAAGCTCGAGGCCACGATCGCGGCCATCGCGCACCGACTCGCCACCGACGCGGGCCTGTCTCCGTCCGAGCTCCAGCGCACGAGCGGCAGCGCGAAGAGCGGCTACGCGATCTCGCTCTCGCAGGACGGAAAGCGGACGGCACAGCGCAAGTACGTGATGCAGTTCCGCGACAGCGATGAGAGGCTCATGGCCGTGTCGGCCACGCTCTACAACCGCGCGATGGGGACGCAGTTTCCGGAAGGCGGGTACTCGGTGCTCTACCGCGAGATCCCGCTCTCGCCAGAAGAACTCGCCAGCCGCCGTGATCATGTGCTTGCGATGCAGGAGGCCGGCCTGATGACGCGCCTCGAGGCGCTCCGCTACTTCGGGTCGCTCTCCGAGGCCGACGCGAAGGCCGCTCTCGCCGCGATCGACGCGGAGAAGGCGCCGACCATCGCGGAGCAAGAATCGGAGGGTACGAGGCCGGCGCCCGCCGAGCAGGTATCCACCGAGGAGATGGCTGGCGAGAGCGTGGATGTCGGCGATGCGGCCGAGGAGGTCGTGGCAAGCGCAGAGGCGATCCGCGCGCTGCTCGCTGGCGATGTGCCGGCGGCTACCCGCCGCGTCCTCGAGGCCGTCGCCGAGAGTCTCGCGGAGGCCGCTGGCTACCTCGGTGCTGGCCCGATGGTCGAGGCCGAGGTCGAGCTCTCTGACGAGGAAGACGACGCGATGCCAGAGACGGAGACGCCCGACACGGAGACGCCCGACACGGCAGCGCCCGAGGAGAGCGTCGCTGCGGCGGCTACCTCCGCAGGCGTGCCGGCCTCTGCCGTGGCGCTCAACGGCGCACAGGTGCAGGCGGCGCAGGGGATCATCATGTCCGTCGCGAAGGGCGAACTGCCGCGCGACAGTGGCGTGCAAATGCTCGTCCAGTTCTTCAACATGGCGCCTGAGGCTGCTGACGCGCTCATGGGTGAGGTTGGGCGCTCCTTCACGATCTCGGCGACCGAGGCGCCCTGATGCCGTTCATCTCCGAGCGACAGCGCGACTACCTCAAGCGCGAGCATCCGGCCGTCTATCGGCGGTTCCTGCGCGACGAGCGCGCGATGGGTTTTGAGTTGCGTGCGCCCGCTGACGTCGCCGAGGTGGCGAAGCGCGGCCTCGAGGCTCGTGAGAAATACGGCCGTGGCGGTACGCTCGTCGGTGCGCGCAGGGCTAATCAGCTGGCGAACCGCGACGTCGTGAGCATCGAGACGATCAAGCGCATGGTCGCCTACTTCACGAGGCACGCCGTGGACCTCGAGGCGCCTGCCGCAAAGCCGGGGCATCCGGACTACCCCAGCGCAGGTCGCATCGCTTGGGATCTCTGGGGTGGCGCGCCTGGTCGAGCATGGGCGCGACGTCAACTGACCGTTTGGGAGCGCGTACAGCGCGAGGAGGGCAAGTGAGCACAGAGGAAGGGACTGACACGACGGGCGCAGAGGCGCGGATCCGACAGCTGATCTCGCGCGTGAAGGAACTCGAGGGCCGCGTGACGGAACTCACGCCGTTGGCCGAGCAGGCCGACAAGTACCGGACGCAGATCGAGGAGGTCAAGGCGCAGAGCAAGGCCGAGCGCGAGGCGCTCCGCATCGAGCGCGAGATCTTCAGCGCAGGCATCACCGACGCCGAGGGCATGGAGTACGTGCAGCACGCCTACGGCAAGCTTCCCGCCGAGGGTCGGCCTCCGCTCGCGGAGTGGCTGGCAGCGAAGGACTCGCTCCCTCGCGCTGTGCGTGCGTACCTGCCGGAAGCCACTCCGGCCGCGGCGCCTGCACCGACGACGATGCAGATGCCGAAGGCCAACGCGGGCGTGACGTCGCAGCAACCTGTCGTCTCGCCGTCCGCATGGAACGAAGCGGCCATCGCGAAGATGAGTCCGAGCGAGTGGAAGGCCAACAAGGCCGCGATCCTCGCCTCGCTGACCACGGGTTGACAGGCTGTCCTAGACGGTAGTACGGTAGCCGTGAGGCACACGCCTCACGCGCTCGGGGCAAGCTCCCGTAAAAAGCGACAGGCGCGGCCAACGTCCTACCTTCACAGGAGGCCACCATGGCCAACGAGATCCTTTTTAGCACGCTGTCCGGTAACGCCCGCGTCAGCGCCGTCCTCCACCAGACGATCCTCGAGAAGCTCACCGACAAGGCGAGCCTCGTCAATCACCCCTTCATCCTCGCGTTCAACGCGATGAACGGTTCCGGCTCGTCGGCGCTCCAGGTGCCGGTCGTCGGCCTCGGCGGCTTCAACGCGATGGCGGCTGTGGCTGACGGCACTGCCGCGACGAACACCGCGATCACCAGCGCCGCGGCGACCATCACGATCGCTCGTCAGGCGCTTGTGCGTCAGATCAGCGATCTCGCGAACCTCACCAACAACGTGGCCGGCGGCATGGGCGTGGGCATCGACGGCCTCGCCGAGGACATGGTGGGCGCATACAACAAGCGCGTGACCGCGATGCTGTGCGGCCTCAGCAGCGGCTTCTCCAACTTCGTGGGATCCACGGGCGTTGACCTCACGGTTGCCAAGTTCTATGACGCTATCTTCAGCCTCCAGTTGACGGCCAACGATAGCTTTATGGCTATCCTCCACCCGCAGCAGATCAACGATCTGATGAGCTCGCTCCGCTCCGAGACTGGCCCCGGCCAGTACCTCGCCGCGACGCAGGAGCAGGTCAACGCGAAGGGCCCAGGTTACAGGGGCCAGTTGTTTGGAGTGGAGTTGTTTGGTTCCACGCAGGTAATTACTGCCAATAGTGGAGCCGACTACCTCGGCATGATGTTTAGCCGTGGCGCAATCGGCTACGCAACCGGCTCTGCCGCTCCCGTCCGCGGCGCTGGCGAGGTCATCCTCCCCGCCGGCACGCCGATCGTGGTGGAGCTCGCCCGCTCTGCCGAGGCTGGCCTCTCCACGATCGTGGGTTCCGCGTTCGTGGGCGTGGCCGAGCTTGACGACGCCCGCGGCGTTGGCATCCTCAGCGACTTCTAGGCTCGCCTAGCGTCGGGGCGTGTCCGTGCTTATGGTACGGGCACGCCTTCGTGCGTAAGGAGGGTTCAGTGGCAGCAACGTTTACGACCGCAAACGGCGGCAACTTCGCGGGTTCGCCCGCATCACGCCCGCAGGCCATGCGCGAAGCGGTCAAGCTCGATCCGATCCCCGTGTGGTGGTACATCCACCACCCCGCGCGATGGAACCTCATCGGTGATGAGTGGCTCCCGTGGCTGTCCGAGCTCCGCGCCGATCCCGGCGTGGGCAACGTAGACAAGGACGGCTCCACCGACATGGCCGAGGTGATCAAGCGCCGTCAGGGCTGGACGATCATTCCGTGGGAGGCCGAGCCTGGTGGCTACTGCGTGGCCTATGACGGATGGGCTGGACCCGTGCATTTGAGCAAGTGGCAGGTGCCGCGCATGGTCGCCGGTCAGGTGCGCGTGGCATCCGATGAGGCCGGCTACTGGGCCTTCTGCAAGCGCCTCGTCGCGGATGGCTACATCGCGAAGCCTGATCCGGACTTCATCGACATTATGATCGAGCGTCAGGAACGCAAGCTTACCGAGTGGGAGGAGCGCGCGAGCGTGAACCCCTACATCGCACAGATGCTTCCGGCCGAGCGCGCTCTCCTCGAGCGTATGCGAGTCGCGAAGGATCGCCTGTTCGCGGAGCCTGTCGATGGCGCAGCGCCGAAGCGGGTGCGTAAGTGAGCGGCGAGAAGCCCGGCTATCGGCAGGCCATGGAGCGCATGACGGAGCGCCTGGTCAACAGCGGTGTACCCGCCGACAAGGCGCGCAAGACAGCGCAGGACGCGGCGCAACGTGCGGATCGCAAGGAGCGCGATAAGCGGTAGCCAGGTGGAGGTCGGGCATGTCCCTCGCAGAGACGGTCTACGCTGCTCGGTTCCGCTCGACGGAGACGATCGAGCGTGGACGTTTGCAGACGCTGACTTGCCCGACCCAGCGCGCAGGCGCCACGGCCACGCCGACGAGCGGGACGATCACGATCTACCGGCCTGACCAGACGGTGCTCGTGACGTCCGCAGTCACGATCCCCGGCGGCGGGATCGCGACCTACTCGCTGGCTGCGGCGGCAACGACGGCCGAGCAGCTCGGCGAGGGCTGGCTCGTGGAATGGGCGCTGGTAATGCCGGATGCGGTCACGCACACGTTCCGCAACGACGCGGCGCTGTGCCGTCGCACGCTTTACCCCGTCGTCGCAGATGCCGACCTCACGCAGCGTCACAGCGACTTGCCCAACCTGCTCGCGTCTGGCACGACGTCCTACCAGGCGTATCTGGACGAGGCGTTCGCCACGATCGGCAACAGGCTCATCGCGCAGGGTCGCCGGCCGTACC